CTTTAAATAACACGAAGTTATTAGCAGCTTGAGTTACTAAACATCTTTCAGATAAGAAACTTACAGTCATAGCATCTAAAGTGTCAGTGTAAGCACCGCCTACTGAACCAGTAATCCAAGATTTCATTCTTCGATCTTCAGTTTCAGAAGCTCTATACCTTACGTGTAAGAATGGACGTCTAATATTAGATCCTAACATTTGATCGTATACTGTAGTTGTTCCAGCAGGAACCATTACACCATCGATCTCTTTAGATAATCCTCTAGTAGAAGCATCGTTTAAGTATTTCCAATCAGTTTTGTAGAAGTCATAAGAACCTCTTCTGAATCCTGAAAATCCAAAGTTTAATGCCATATCACCATCATTGTCAAAAAGACCATAAGAAGCAGCTTGAGTAGAAGCAAATCCACCATTAACAGCAGCAATCATATCATCAAAATCAAGAGCAGTAGCTCTAGATAAGAATAACATGTTCTCTTCAATAGCACCTTGCTTATCTAAGTTTTTAAGGATTTCATCAAAATCACCTAAAGCACCAGAACCAGGAGCAGCAGCTCCAGCAAAACCAGAATATACATTACCTCTTGCTTCGATAGCAGCAAATAAACCTTCAGTACCTTTAACATTAGTTGCTAAAGCAGCGTTAGCTGGCCCACCAAAGTCATAAGTAATACCAGAAGCAGTAGGAGTAGCTGGGTTCATAAATTCACCTTCTACCATTGACATTTCAAGATAATCTTCAAATCTTAGTCTTGTTTCAGACTCAGCTTTTAGATACCATAAGTATCCAGATTGTCCGTCTTCAGTAGCGACTTCAACCCAACCAATTTGAGCAGCGTCAGAACCATTTATTGTGTAGTTGTCCTTTATAATTANTGGAGAATTTTGGTATTGAGTAAAAGATGGCTCAATAGAACCTTCCATACCAATAGAACCTTTTCCAAAATCAGCGCCATACACGAATAAATTAATACCACCAGCAACTAATAAAGATGCTGATAAAGGTGTAGCTGTTATGTTACCGTATACAGATACTTCAATAGTACTTGGTAAAGCAACAGTTTGAACTAAAGCTTTTGCTGTAACTAAACCAGTTGCTTTATCAGAAATAAGAATAGTTTGACCTTCTCTTATGGCGACGTTAGTTTGACCTGTACCAGTCATGTCTACTACTATTTGAGCATTAGCTTGTCCAGCACCACCGTTAGTGGCAGTTGCCGTGTTGTAAGCAACATGCAATCTATTTTGTTCAGACCAAATTACTTGATCAGAAGTCATAGGCATTTCAGCTCCTACCATTCTCAAGAAACCACCTAAAGTTCGGTTTCCGTATCTTTCTACTTCAGCTTCGTAAAGCTCCGGTAGATATTGTTGTGCGAAAGTTCCTCCTCCAGTAGTAGAATCAAAAGACAAATAATTGTCTGATAATGTCATTCTAGACTGTGAAGGAACTAATGATGCGGGAAAACTCCCACCTGTTGTAAAACTCATGTTTTTTTTATTTTAGTTGTTGTTATTTTTACTTTTAAATTTCAACTTAGAACTATCAACACCATTTACTGCTTTTACTTTTAATCCTCCAATAAAAATATCACCGTTAGCTTGTGGCCTAGGATCTTGATTTATATTTTTAGATTTAGCCATCATATCTTTAACTGCATCGGCTTTACCTTGCTCGTAGAAATGACTAGCTATTGTATCAGCATTATCAGCGGCATAAATAGCTTTGTGATAACCTACAGTATCAACAACTTCTCCCTCATTATTTAAGAACTTCTTAACGAACGTGTTTAAGTTTGACTGTTTCTCTGCAACATCATTTACGTTAGCAACATTATATCTAAATTTCTTTTCACCTACGTTAAATTCAAAACCTTTGAATTCATCAGCAAATAGTTTATTAGTTGAACGTTGAAAATTATCGTGATGCTGTTCTGCTATTTGTTGTTCTTTGTTGTATCTATTGAAAAAATCCATAGCCTTTTGTTGTTCCTGAGTAACGCCCGGTCTCAACTTGATCTCGTCGTAATATTTACTCTTGGTTTCTTCTAAAAAGTTTTTGGCTTTTGCAATCTCTTCTTTAAAAGCGAGTTTCTTTTTCTTTATATCTCGCTCTTCATCCATTTCTTCATCAAAAGAAAAGTTGTCTTCCATAATGAAATCTACTTCCTCTTGATTTAGATGTGGTTTAGTATTTTTGTAATATTCTTTAAGTAGAGTATTTTCATCTACATTTGAATAATCTGTGTTTAACCTAGCATAATCTTCTATGGTTCCACCAGTTTCTTCCATAAATGAAACTAATTTTTCGATGTTTTCTGGCAATGGTTTACCTAAAACCTTTTCATCTCTTACAGCTTCTTTATGTTCTTTTTTTATCTCTTTAACCTCTTCTTCAATTACTTCAGATATAGGAGATATTGTTTCTTCTTTTTTATCTTCTGCAATAGGTTCTTTCTTATCTTCTGTTTGTACTATTTCCTGAAGCTCTACTTTTGGCTCTTCTATCTTATCATTAGATTTTAGTACAACTTTTTCTGTGCTTGGCTCTTCAACTGCACTTTCTTCTTTTTTACTTAAGTCAACTTTATGTGTTTGACTTTCTTTTTGTTTTAAAGAAGGTTTTTTAACCTTAATCTTTAAAGGCTTCTTTTCTTTATCTTGAACTGTTTCTGACATAATATAATATAATAATTAATAATAAATTGTTAGATTAACCTAACAATGGGTCTACTTGATTTTTCTCAAAATCAGTTGGTAATAAATCATTTTTTCTTTGATCTATCATTTGGCTTTGTTGTGTGGCTTGTATTCTTGTTCTTTCGTCTTTACGATCTTCTATTGAAGCTTCTTTATCTTTCATCATTTGAAGATCCATTTTCTTTAACTTTTCATCAAAGCTATATCTTAACTCTAGCATCTGCCTGTCAATCTCTGCTTTTTGTTGCATCTTATTAATCTCAAACTGAGACTTAGCTTGTTCAACTTGAACTTCTGTTTCTGCTAGCGCTTGTTGTTTTTGCATTTCTGCTAACGCAGCTTTTTCAGCTGTTTGCGCATTTGCCTGTGCTTGAGCTTGTATATTAGCTTGTGAATTTTCTTGATCTCTTTTTTGCTTTTGACGNCTACGTTGCTTTAACATTTGGTTAGCTAAAGTAATATTGTTTATCTCTCTTAAGTCTATAGCATCNTCAAGATCAATACCACCCATTTTTAAAGCTATTTGAATGTTTTGTTCTAAAACTTGTCTTTCTTCTTCTTCTGGCTCTAACTCTAAGAATATACCAAAATCATGTATGTTTAAATCTGACAACTCATCTAACGTAGCTACATTGTATCTTGATATACTGTTTTCTAATGCTTGTCTAGTAAAAGGAAATTGCAATGAATCAGCTACTCTTAGTGATACATTTTCACAAGTTCTAGATGTTAAATATAACATAGCTTGAATTAAGTGTCTTGTAGCTGTATTAGAGTTTGCTGCAGCTAGTTTTTGTAAACCTACTAAAGCATTTTTATCTGGAGTACTACCATCTCTAGCTTCATTAAGTCCCGTAACATCTCTTATCATCTGTAAGTAATACTGATAAGTTTGTATAAGTGACTGTATTTTAGCACCACCAGATCCAGTCTGTAGTTCTTGTATTGGAACTTTACCTCTGTTAGGATCACCATCTTGAGTTAAACTTCTACCAACAATAGATCCAGTTTGAAAATACATGTTTAAAGCTTCAGCCGGGTTATAATTAGTTCCATTACCTAAATCAACTTCTGCTAAACCATCCATATCTAAGAATACACCATCTGGAACTACTCTAGACAATACTTGTTGTATTTTAAGATGAGTTAACTGAATCATATCAGCAAAACCAGTTATTCTATTAACTAATGAATCTATACGGCCTTTGTACATCCTAGGTGCACATATAGTGTAATTCATTTTTACTTTATTAGTATCAGAATTTGGCCTAGTCATATTTTCAGATAAACCCCAGTTTAACATCATTGGATGCCCTAGTATTTTAGCCCCTGAATAAAGGGTTTCAATAGTTCTAGATACTCTTTCAAAATTATCATTCTTAGGTGGATCAAAAGTATCAGGCTTCTCTAATGCTTTCTCTAAACCAGTATTTGTTTCTTTTATTTTAAATACTTGATCTGAATAAGTTTTATACTCAAAGTAAACTACTTGAACAGTTTGAGAATCACTTCTACCACTCCAGTTTCTTAAATACTCTTGATTACCAGGGTATTTTTGAATCTGCTCCATTTCCTCATCGCTTAAATTAGGAAATTGCATTTTAAGATCTGATAGTGATATAGACTTGACTTCACCAGCATAATAAATATCTTCAAAATTAGGATCTTCAGTATAAGAATATATTAAAGCTGCTGGATCAACATACTCAATAACAACGCCTTCCGCTCTATTCCAATTTGTTTTAACAGCACCAATTCCTAAAATAGTTAGATCATTAGAAAACCTACGTCTTGTTAGGTCGTATCTATTTTTATCTAATATATTATTAATAACTTCTTCTTCAGCTATTTCAATTGATTGCTTGTAGTCTAATTGTAAATGTAATTGTAATTCTTCTTCACTTTCTAATCCTAGTTCTTTACTAGCTTTAGTTTGTACTTCAACACCTAAAGTATCCCTAAGCTGTTGTATCAATTCTCTTTCTTTTACATCACGCATTAATTCTTTAGCATAGTCAGTTCTTTTCTTTGTAGAAAAAGGATCTATTGCATATGCTTTTATGTCGTAATTTCTTTGTGACATTCCGTTAACAACTATATCTACAAATTTAGATATAACTGGTACAGGTTTCCAGTCTAGGTTTAAGTAAGATAAATCTCCGTTAATGGCTAGTTCATCTTTATATTTTTGAACAGGTTGTTCTCCTCTAGCATAAAGTCTTAATGTATGATAATTATTGTAATTAACTGCGTTTCCGCCTACACCAGCTCCACCTCTATAATTCCTAAACCATTCTCCTTCTATAGCTCTTCCAACAGCAAGTCCATATTCTAAAGTAGCTTTCTCTGCATCAGGTACCACCTGGCTTGGGAATGAACTATTATTATTATAAGAAATCTGATTCATTTATTTATTTTATTATTTTTGAAATTGCCCCATCATTATCATATCTTTTAATACCTAATTTGATAGGTTGGTATTTTTTCTCAGGATTTGGTCTATATCTATTCTTGTTACAAGCCATTATAGCTAGTCCAGAACTTATAGTAGCATCAAATTTAGTTCTATTGTTTATATCAAACTTTCCCCAATCCTCTAATGTTTTTTGATGGTACATATCACCATATCCATTTTCTACTAATCCTACATAACTTTCTATATAAGATTCTATAGCGGCAGCATGTGCTTGTTTAATATCTTCACTTGAATTAGGTATTCCACCTATTTCTTTTTCAGTTGTAGAGAGTTTATTCCAAATTTTATCAGGACGATTCATTGAAAAAGCTCTATAACCTCTACGTTTGAAATAATACAATAATCTAGGCTTGTTGTTTTCACAAAGTATAGGCATACCGTAAAATATGCAAGCCATTAAAACATCTTCAAAGAATATCTCAGCTGTCTGAGGTCTAGCTATATATTCTAAAAAGAAATGATTAGGTGGTGCATCTTCCATAGAAAACTTAGTTAATCCATGTAATGCTCCATTAGATCCTTTTCCATCTACAGTTCCAGAGATGTCATAACTATCACAACCAAATGCACCTATATGTTCGTTGCCAGGACTTTTAAATCCATTTTTAACAAACACTTTGTTTTGTAAATTTCTAGGAGGAACCCAAGATATTTGAAACCTACCATCTTTGTTAGGATAAAATTCCACTTGAGTATCTTTAACTCCACCAACCCACTGAAAACTTCCTGTAGTAACAGATGAAATATTATTCATCTCAGCGTTATAATCTATCTGTTGGTATATTTTAGTTAGATTAAATAAACTATCTTTAGCTTCATCTCTAAAAGCATGTTGCTCTGTTCTTGGAAATTGCCTGTAATATTCATTTAAACTATCAGGATCATTTCTTAAGCCATCTACTTCGTTTTCCCAGTGTTCAATAACGCCTGTTGTAATGTCGTAACCGTCTGCTCCTTTGATGCTATCTTTTTCTCCAATGAAAACAGGTGATCCGTAAGAATCCATGAATCCTTCGTAGTTCCATTCCATAGGGATGAACATAGAATAGAGTCCAGAAGAAGTTTGTCCGTTT